TACAAGGCCCTGCGATCGCTCACCCCCGAAATGGCGAACCTCATCCGTGAGGGTGCCGACATGGAAACCATCATCAGCGTGCTTGGCGGCACGTTCGGCGGAGCCAACAAAGCATTCACCGAAACGGCCGAGGGCGGCATGGCCAAAATGCAGATCGCATTTGCCGAAATGCAAGAAAGCATTGGCGCCGCCGTACTGCCATTGCTTGAGCGCCTAGTACCGATCATCACAAAAATGGCGCAGGCCGTCGAGGAAAACGCCGACGTGGTGATCATCCTTGCCGGGGTAATCGGCACACTTTCGGCTGCGATCATCGCGTACAACGTGGCAATCAAAACCGCAGCATTCTTGCAAACCGCCTTCAACATCACGCTTGCCGCCAACCCGATCGGTCTCGTGGTCGCCGCGATCGTGCTACTCGGCGCAGCTCTTGTTGCCGCCTACGCCAAATTTGAGGGTTTCAGAAAAGTTGCTGACGCGGTTTTTGGTGCGCTCAAAGCAGGCGTCAAAGTCGCTGTCGATTTCGTATCGTCCTACCTGAACACCATGCTCGGTGTGTGGACGCGCGTCATAAACGCGATCGCCGACGTATGGAATGCCACACTTGGCGGCCTGTCATTTGAAATCCCCGATTGGGTGCCAGGCATCGGTGGCAAAGGTTTTACCATCCCCGAGATGGGCAGGATTGGTGGCGGCGGTTCTAGCGCCTCTTTAGCGACCGTAGGCGGCGACAAAAACCTTGGGGTGCCCATTCCCTCATCCGCGGGCGGATCGGTCGTCGTAGCGGCTCCTAGCGTGGCTGGCGGGAACGGTGGAGGCGGGGGCGCATCCGTTCGACAAATCATGGAAGCCCCAAACATGCTCGGGGCAGGCATCGCTAGCAACCCGTTTACATCGAGCGCCCGCAACGCCATGCTGGAAAACATCACCGTCAACGTCAACGGCGGATTGGCGACCAGCGCTGAGATCGGGCAGGCCGTCGTGGACAGTATCCGGGCTTACAACCGTTCAGCTGGCCCGGCGCGCATTGAGGTCAGCGGGTACGTCTGATGCCCGGCACAGCAATCGTCCAATCAGGCAACTACCTGCTCGAAATTGACGCAGGCTTTACCGTAGACGCTTTCATCCTTGACGACCAATACAAAGGCGTTTTAGACAACACGACGTATGTGTTGGACGGCACCACCCAGTTTGCTGACGTCACCGACGGGACTTTGAATATTGCGGTACGTCGAGGTCGCAAAGATCAGGGCGACCAATTCAGCGCAGGCACCATGACGTTCACGCTCAACGACACCCTTGCTGACGGCATCTTCAACCCATTTGACACATCAAGCCCGTACTACGACGCCAACGCCAACGTGCCTGGTTTGGCACCAATGCGCCGTGTACGCCTCGGCCGATACAACTCAAGCAACGTGCTTGAATACTTGATGAAAGGCTATGTGGTCAATTACGACTACAACTTTTCGCTAGGCGGCTTGAACACGGTGAGCGTCTACTGTGCCGACGACTTCTACCTGCTGGCACAGACCTACATGAACAGCTACAACGTGTCAACCGAAACATCAGGCCAGCGCATTGAAAGCGTGTTGAACCTGCCCGAAGTCGATTACCCAACCGGGCCGACGGCCCGCAACATCTCCACAGGCACCGTCAACCTCGGCCACGACACCGCCTACACCGTCCCGGCAGGCACAAACGTGCTGGCCTACCTCAACCAAATCAACGGCACCGCCGAATTCGGCCGCCTGTTCGTATCGCGTGACGGCGTGTTGACATTCCAAAACCGCATCGGTGCCACGTTGAGCGGATCGGTAGCCGACTTCAAAGACAACGGCACAGGCGTCAAGTACGACAACGTCGGCATCACCTTTGAAGCTGACAGCGTGGTCAACCGTGCCTACGTGCAAAACCTGGGCGGGTCTAACGCAACCGCAAGCGACACCGCCTCGATCGCCACCTATTTTATTCAGACCGAAAGCATTACCAACAGCCTGTTGGAGACCAGCGGATCACAGCTGTCGGCAGCTGCCACCTACCTGCTCAACGGCGAACCCGAAGCCAGGTACACCGACGTAGCCACCAAGTTTGCAATGTTGACCAACGCCCAACGCGACACGGTTGCCACGATCGACATTGGTGACACGATCACCATTGAAAAGACGTTTCAGACGGGCACAGGTACGACCAGCCTTGGCCAAGAGCTGTCAATCGAAGGCATCGAGCATATGATCGACTTCAACACCGGGCACCGTGTCAATCTGTACACGGCCGCCACCACCATCATCTACCAGCTCATACTTGACGACCCGACCTATGGCGTATTAGACGCCCTCAATGTCTTAGGATAGGAGAAACTATGGGAGCCAACGCACAAACCTCAGTACCAGTCTTTACAGCTGGGCAAGTGCTTACCGCACAACAGCAGACCGAGATCAACACGGGCATCCCCGTGTTTGCCACCACGACGACCCGTGATGCGGCTTTTGGTGGCACAGGCGAAAAGACGCTTGCCGAAGGTCAGTTTGCATACATCGAGGCCAGCAACACGACCCAGTATTACGACGGGGCCGCATGGCAAACGTTTGGTGGCGGATTGACGCTCGTCAAAACACAGACGATTGGTACGGCGGTATCAAGCGTCACCGTAACTAATGCATTTAGTGCTTCATACGAAAATTACATGATCGTGGCAACTGGCGGTACCAATAGCGGTACGTCTGGTGGAGCAATGTCGCTCGGCGCAACAGCGACAGGTTATTACTACGCCGGAATTTACGTCACTTATGGTTCAGCAACAGTCAACGGTTATCGAGCAAGCAACGCAACTGCATGGGCAGACGTAATCAACATTACGGCCAACAACACCGACGGTTGCGCCATTATTCGCGCACCCTTTCTTGCCAAAACGACACAAATTAGTTACAACGTGGCACAGTCAGACACCGGAAGTTACGCATTACAGGCGGGCGGTTTTCTGAATAACACCACTAGTTACACCGACTTCACAATTACTTGGATCGGCGCAACAGCTACGGGCGGAGTGATCCGCGTTTACGGCATCCAAAATAGTTAGGACGCAACATGACCTACAGAATTCAAATCGACGACGAAGTACGCGACGCAACAGTTGAAGAAGCCGCTGCTATTGACGCGCAAAAAGCTGCAACCGCACAAGCCGAAACTGACAAACTTGCAAAAGAACAGGCTCGTGTTGCCGTCCTTGCCAAACTTGGTTTGACCGCCGACGAAGCCGCCGCACTACTCGGCTGATGGGCGCATGGCGCACCACCGGGGCAATCCTCTCCTTATTGGCCGCCATTATCATCCTGACCGCCTGCGGATATGACGGCTCATACCGCTACCCCTGCCAAGACCCCGCCAACTGGGGAAACGTCGAATGCGAACCACCAATCTGCGTACCCAACGGCACCTGCACAAGAGACCTGATCTATGCGCGAACGCCTAACCCCTGAACAACTACACGCCAGGCTTATCGTGTTCGTCGGCGCAATCATGGCCCTTGTATTTGCCGTCACCGTATTCGGGTTCGTGTACGCCCTCATGTTCGTCACCCAGCCGATCGACCAGCAGGCCCCAAACGACGCCGCATTCATTGACCTGCTCTCCACGTTGCTCGTATTCATGACCGGAACATTGGGCGGTCTCGTCATGTCCAACGGGCTAAAATCAAAACAACGACCCAAAGGGGGCATTGATGAATAAGCAAACGAAAGCCATGCTCGCCTCATACGCCCGATCCGCAATCGCAGCTGTCGTCGCCGTCTACTCGACAGGCAACACCAACCCCGAAGATCTCGCCAAAGCAGCGGTCGCCGCACTCATCCCCGTAGCGATGCGATGGGCAAACCCGAAAGACCCGGCATACGGTCGTGGCAATAGCCAAAGCTAAAGCAGGCGTCGCAGGCGCCACCGATTACATCGGCAACGCCGACGGAGCCGCCAAAGGGCCACGTCTAGGCATGGACGAATGGATTAGGCAAGCCGTCAAATACGCCAACGGCAGTTTGTGGAATAACGGGTCATATGGCCAGCGTGACATGAAAGGCAAACCCGGCACCCTGTCAGTACACGCCACAGGCCGCGCCGTCGACCTGTCCTACCGCGATATGCCCGATGACCGTGGCAAACCAAACGGACGCCAGCTCAGCAAAGTATTCATCGAAGCCTGCGTAGCAAACGCAAACGAACTCGGCCTACAAATGGTGATCGACTACTGGCCCCAACCATTTGGCCGCGCGTGGCGTTGCGATCGCATGGCTTGGCAGGTCTACCAAAAACAAACCGTGTCCGGGGCACCTGGTGGCGATTGGTGGCACGTTGAGATCACACCCAAAATGGCTGACAACCCCAACCTCGTCAAAGCCGCATTTCTCAAGGTGTTCGAGGGTATTCCCGCATAGGCCCGTCTGATCCCCTAGGGTGGGATCACCGACGAAAGGAACCTAGCCATGACATTGAACCCATTAGCCGCACTTACCCTGTGTGTTACAGCAGTCCTAGGACTAACAACGCTCCTGGAGGCTCCTAGACCTCTCTCAGGGCAACCTAGTGCCACCACCACGCCCGCCTCCTGGGACGTGTACCCAACCATCACCATCGGGCAAACCACCGTCACCGAAACCAGCTTGCCCACCACCATCGCCAACTGTGACGATGCCGTGAACCTGGCCCGGCAGGTCGGCTGGCCCGAAGATCAACTCGACACACTCGCCGTTGT